GTGTTTGTTGGATAATTTTTAAATGTCTCAGATTAAAGAAAAACTTTACAGCGAAATCAAAGGCACATATGCTTTTGCTAAAGCCAAAGATTACTTAGGTAATTGGCACTACTTAGCTGCTGAGAATGAAGAACAAATTGAAAAATATTGTGAAGAGTATTCTCCTAGAGGAATGTATCCACATGAAAGTAATGGATTAGCTATTGAAGTTTGGATAAATTATGTTGATCCAATACAGGTATGTTTCTTCTTTACTTGGGTAGGTAAAAGACATAATCCTTTTGTAGTGGCAAAACCTTTTAACTATGATCGGACTAAGAAATATAAATGGACACCAAAGGTTAAAATAGAGACTATTACAAACCTTTCGATCATCAATGGATGTTCGATTATTATGTACAGCAAAACCAAATGCATTGGCTACCTGAATCTGTGCCTCTGCATACAGATATCAAAGATTGGCAAGACTTATCAGACTCTGAAAAGAATTTGTTGACTCAAATATTTAGGCTATTCACACAGTCAGATGTAGATGTCGGTGCAGGTTATGTAGATAAATTTATGCCCATATTTAAAAAGCCTGAAGCTCGGATGATGATGGGTGCATTTGTTAACATGGAATCCATACATCAACATGCTTACAGTTTGTTGTTGGATACAGTAGGTATGCCGGAAACTGAATACAAAGCTTTCTCAGAGTATGAAGAGATGGCAAACAAGCATGATTACATCAAAGACTTTAAGCCTACTCGTAAGAACAAACAAGCTATTGCTAAGACTTTAGCAGTCTATTCAGCCTTCACCGAAGGACTGCAACTCTTTAGTAGCTTTGCAATCCTGTTAAACTTTCCTAGATTTGGCAAGATGAAAGGTATGGGGCAGATAGTTACGTACTCCATACGTGATGAATCATTACATGTTGAGGCAATGACAAAGCTATTCAGGGATTTTATTAAAGAGAACTTGGATATATGGACAGATAAGTTTAAGAAGGAACTTTATGCTATCTGTCGGAAGATGGTTAAATTAGAAGATAAGTTCCTTGACCTTGTGTTTGCTATGGGCAACATTGAAGGTCTAACTAAAAAAGATATGTATGCTTATAACAGATACATAGCTGACAGGAGATTACTACAGCTTGGTCTTAGAACAAACTATGACCAACAAAACAATCCTTTGGATTGGCTTGATGAAGTAATCGGAGTTGAACACCAAAACTTTTTTGAAGGGAGAGCTACAGCGTATATGAAAGCTGGCTTGAGAGGAGATCATGGAAGTCTAACCTTTACAGAAATTCAAAATGAAAAAGAATGAAGCCGTTTTAGTAAGCTATAAATTATTGATTGATACCAAAGGAAAAGTTATTACTGAACGAAGCGTCAGTGATATAGATCAATTAGAAGAAAAATTTAATCCTGTTATTTTTAACACTTTAAAGACTACAATAAAATTAGCTCAAGTAGAATTTGATAAGATACACAATCTTATTGAAGCAAATCTTAATGCTCGAATACAGTAGTTACTCTTTAACTTGTTGTAACTCTTTCCAAGTTTTGAAAGTTTTTGTGGTGTGCTCCCAAAACTTTCCCTGATAACAAGGTTCGCAATTTTTAGACGTAGTTATCCTACACTTCTCCATTGTGATTCCACTAAATTAATTTAAAGTCTACGAGTATGTCAATAATGAGATAAATAAAGAGGACACGCATAATAATCCTGTGCCTACGAGCACGACTAATTCGATCTCTCTCTCCTTTTTTCTTTTCTTTAATTTCCGTTCTTCCGTTATACCATTTACCAGCCATGTCTGAACTGATTTCATCTACGATTCAATCTTAATTTGTTTAGGTTTCTTTTCCTCTGGAATGAACCTAGTTAAGTTAATACATAGAAGACCATTCTTCAAGCTCGCACCAACAACTTCTATATCGTCAGCCAATTTAAATTGCCGTCTGAAAGAGCGTTGGGCAATTCCTTTGAAGAGTTTGCCTTCCTCTTTTTTTTCAGACGATTCGTGCATTATTGTTAAAGTATTTTCTTGTACTTCAACGTCTATGTCGTTATCGTCAAGCCCTGCTAGAGCCATTTCGATAGTGTAGTTCTCTCCATCTCTACTCACATTGGTAGGTGGATAGGTAGGTACTGATACTTCAGTAGCCCTTGATAAGCTGTCGAACAACCTATCAAATCCAACGAACATAGATGCAAATGAGGGTGAATAAAAATCCACCAAGTTATGTTTTATAACCATTTCTTTTCTCCTTAATTATAAGCGAGTTATTAATACCTCTTAGACGCCCATAGAGCCGTTCTAAGAGAACTTTATAAAGCTAGACGTACCTGTGTATGCCTAGCAGTTTTTGAGCCTTAAACAGGCTCTATTTAGACTTCTTAAAAAAGCCTAAAATCTTGTCAAACCACTCTGGCTTTTTAGTATAGATTATAAATCCTACTAAAGCCAAAATGATTATCAATCCTATTAAATTATCCATAGTTTTTCCTATCTTCTAACTAAACTGCCTCCAAAATACATACCCACTATAGCTGCTACTAAATTAGTATCCAGTGGTGTTATCACCAAGCCTGTAAAAGAAATCCATTTCAATACTTCTTTCTCAGCCACAAATAAAAATCCGGGTTTGAATTGAAGGTAACCTACAGTAACTTCAATGTCTGGATAGAATATTACTACAACTTTAGGTAATAATACAATAGCAAAAATAGCAGTTAAAGCTATAATTCTTCTAGTCCATTGAAAGCCTGTGTTCTCATATTCTCTCGCAGCTTTAAAAGCTTTGTGTTGAATATCTGCTCTTGCCAATAACAACTGTTGCTGTAGTTGTCTAGCCTTTAATGACTGCGACCACATGCTCATAAACCCTGATATCAGAGTTGAGCCTAACATGGTTATTATTTCAAAAGGAAAAGACATTGTTTACTCTTCTTCTTCTGTGTATATTACTAACATCATATCTTCAAACATTATTCTAAAGTCTTCCAACTGCATAAAAGAAAAATCTTTTTTTATCTGATAATAACAATACTTTCGGTACGCATCTTCAAGTTGTTTCTCTGTATATAGTACCATTATAGTACCTCTTACTAATTTGTCAAGGTCTCGATAGCCTTAACAAAATCTTCCACCCTTACTGGTGTCTGTTCCTTCCATTTAGATTGTCCATTTGTACCAGAACCTGTAGAAATTTGGTTGATGGCTTCCTCATAATCCCTAGCTTTCAAAGCTTTATAAGCTGAAGGAAACTTATGCTGCCAATTTGTACCAAGTTGAAAATTCACTGAGCCTAAAGCCAATAAGAAATCCAGATTATTTATACCTAAGTCATGGAGTTGTTGGGCTGCTGAGTACCATGCTTTTTCAGCATCCTTTGATAGCCAAGTATCTAGTATGTCTGCTTCAATGACCTCACCTACAGCATACTGATCATTCTCTGCAGAGCTTAGTACGTGTCCAACACCACAGGTAGGATTGCCTAGTGTATCTAAATAGACCTCTTCCCTATAGCCTTCCCTGAGTTTAAGATGGTCTAAGAAGGTTTGATAGATCATTCACCACCTTTGTCAAAGTCTTCTCTATCTTGGTCTTTAATCATTGTATGTAATTTTAGATTGATAAGACTTCCAAGTGTCTTCGTCCATAATGTCCGACACAGGAATATTTATTTTTATAGGAACATAGTTAGCTTTTCGATTTTCTTTCTTTGCAGTCTCCTCATCAGGTAATACATAAGCACCATATTTTTCAGCTAGTCTCATTGCTCTTCGTTCTACAGCTCTGTAATCTCCAGTAAACATACTTTTTAATAAATTTATCCCTTGTTTTAAAAAATTATCCCTGCCACCCTGCCTATAATTAAAATCATATTCATCATAAACTTCTATATTTGCAGAGTTATAAGGTTTTTTGTGTGCTATTTTTATAATGCTTGTTCCAAGAACTTGATACACAGGAAGAGTTCCTTCGCTCTGATACAGCCACTTATGAGGTATACTAATTGTATTAGCACTTGGGTCTATGTTTTTACTTCGGGTGGCAAAAGAACTTCGATATCTGTCTGGTCCAAATAGGGATGCTACGTCATCCTGTATTGATTCAAGCTCTTCTTTAGTAAACCAATCTTCTGTAATAGTTTCTTTTTTTCTTTTTATAACAGCATCTGAATATAATCTAAAATCTGTACTTGATAGTATATCTTTAGTAGTTTGTGTGAACTCTTTACCTTTATCCAGTGATCGTTTTATGGTAGCAAGAAACTTATCTAAAACATTATCTTCTTCTGCTGAACTAGTTCCTTCAGCAAAGCCTAACCTATCCATCTGTCCTACTAGTCCACCTTCTTTCTTAAATAAACGAGCTGGTTTAGTTAATAAGTTTCTTCGTAGTTCATCAGTTAAAGTTATATAAGGTACTTCATAGGCTTCTGCACCTGTTGATTCTAAGAAATCAAACCAATCCATAATATCATCTATATTTTTTTGAGTTGTAGGTGGACTTAATGGTTGCCACAAGCCAGAAGGTGTTTCTCCAAAGTTTATGAGATCAGATAAAAATCTTACTTCTTCTCTAGTTAGGTTAAGTAAATGATAATCATCACCAAATTCTTTTTTAGCGTTTACTAGAATTTCTAATTCTCTTTTATCACGTTCTACATAAGGTACAATAGTATCAGCTAAATCACGATCTCTTCTTCTAGTAGCTCTTTCCGAGCGTGTAGTACCTTCAAGAAAACCTGCTTGTTGTTTTATTCTTGCATCTAAATCATTTCTAGAAATCTTAAGCTCTTTACGTACCTTTTGTAGTCTTTGTAAAGTTCTGCGACCATCTTCTGAATCTTTGATAGCTTCTTCAAGCTTGTTTGGAGTACTTCCACGTGGGGCAGTTTCCTGCAATTTATTTTGTCTTGCCATCAAGCCAGCTAACTTCCTTTCCCACTCTGTAATAGCATCATCCAAACCGGGTATCATATATTCTTCAACAGGTCCAGTGTTCTTATAGACAAAAGCAGGAGCATCTTTTGTAGGGAGGAAAGGATACGTTTTGTATTGTACCTTACCACCAAACTCTTTGGCAACATCCTTCATATCAGCTACGAACTGTCCTTTAGTTGGATGATACCACTGTGTTAACGATGCTTGAGGCACATTAATACCTCCCATTGTATTAACAAGGTCCATATGATTAAGAGCTACTTCATCTATGGAGGGATCGTTAGCTTCATGTCTCAACCGAGCCAGTAAAGCCATACGATAATCGTTGGATTTAAAAGGTTCTTTA